CAACAATAATTCTAGATGTGATAAGTGATACTATGAGAGTTGATGCGATTAATAACTTTGATATGGCAAAGGATTTTGATGTTCTTGAAGATAAATCAAAAAATTTACAGTTAAGAAATAAAGTTTTAACAGATTTTACTAGATGTTTATCAAATAGAGTTTTATTACACGATGATATAAGTGATGAATTTTCAAGTGCTGGTTTTTCTGCTAGTAATAGTATAATAGAGGAATTAAATTCTGATTTTTCTAATTACATTATTCAAATAGTAGATCCAGATACCTTTGATGCTCAACTTCATGAAATTGTTGTTTTGACTGATGAAGATGATGCAATTTTATTTGAAAAAACAAAAGATTTTACAAATATAGATTTGGGGGATTTGTTAACAGATATTACATCTGCAAATATTAAAAATTTAATTTTTGAACCAACTGAAAAATCAACTAGAGATCATAATATAAAAATTCTAAAAACTGATTTTAATACTACTTTATCTGGTATTAATACAAATACTATTGGTAGCGTTACATTAACTGGAGTCAATATAGGTGTTAGCAGTGTTGCATCTGGTGTTACAACATCAACAATTGTTGAATTTCCAAATACTGATTTTAACTCTTTATATGCAAATATTTTTGTTGAAGATTCTGTAACAAAAGAAATAAATTATAATGAGGTTGTAGTTGACTTTGATGGTACAGACACAACTATCTCACAAATTTATATTGATAAAAAACCCTCTAACAGTATGAGTAACGTTGGAGTAGTAACAGCTAGGTTTGAAAATAATTTAATTAAATTACAAATTGAAAATGATCGACCTAATATTTTAGATGTAAGAACAAATATTGTTGGTTTAGGCACAACAACTTCTGGTATTTCAACATATAGATTCTCAGTTTCCGATCAACCCGCTGGTTCTGAAAGAAGTGCAAGATTAGAATCTGGATATGTTACTGGAACTGCTAGTACAATCACATATACTACTTTAAATAAAGATATTGATACTTCAGTAAAATCATTAATAAGAGTTTCTTGTGGAGAAACATCTGCAGTGCATCAGATAATATCAATTCGAGATGCTGATGATATTTTAACCGTCCAATATCCCTTTGTATCTGCTGGTTCAACTTCTGGTATTGGAACATTTGGAGGTGAAATAGTTGGTAATGATATTAATTTAAGATTTTATCCTGACCCTGAGTTCACATCTTTAATTGAAGTTCAATCTTATAATCAAATTTTTAATACTGATAATGATTTTGATAATACTCCCCCTAATTTAACATATGGAACTGTTACACAACAATTATTTTTAACAACTTATGATGGATTGGAAGGAAAAAGAGCAAATAAAACAAAATTTGATTTAAAATATGAAGGAACACCAATTTATACTAAAACATTTAATCCAAATGCAGTAGGCATAATAAGCACAACAACTGGAATTTTCACGATTCCAAATCACTTCTTTAACACTAATGAAGAATTGACTTATAAACCAGATTCTTCTTTTATTGGTGTTGCAGCCACAGCATTATCAATTGGATCAACTACAAATACTGCTGGTGTTGTTACAACTATATTACCATCTACTGTTTTTGCAAAAAGAATAGATGAAAATAAATTTCAACTATTTTCAAGACCAGAGTATATTTCAGTTGGTGCTGCCATAACATTTACAGGAATTGGAACAGGTAATGCACATAAGTTAACAATGGATAAATTATTATCCAAAACTATGATTGGTTTAGATGGAGTGGTTCAGCAACCAATCACATTTACTTCAATATCACATACATTAGATGCAAATATAAATGATACAGCTACGCAATTTGTAATAAGTGGAATTGGATCAATACAACCAAGTGATGTATTGAAAGTAAATGATGAATACATGAAGATTGAACAAGTTGGATTTGCAAGTTTGACTGGTGGAACAATAAATGATGCAGATGATATTGCAGCAGGTATTTCTACACTTCCAGTTGTTAAAGTTCAAAGGGGTGCATTGGGAATTGCAGCAACTTCTCATTCATCTAGTGATACTGCAAGAGTTCATAGAGGTTCATTTAATATTGTTGATAGTTCAATTTATTTTATAGATCCACCGAAAGGTAATACAAGATCAAGAAGAACAGATACCAATTTACCATTTGTAAAAGCACAATTTAGTGGTAGAACATTTTTAAGAAGTGATTATACAACTAATATGTTATTTGATGACGTTTCTGATGATTTTACAGGTATTGGAAAAACATATTCATTAACTGTTGGTGGTGCAAATACATCATCAGGTATCGCTATTGGTAATGGTGTTTTATTCATAAATGGTATCTTCCAAACTCCTCTTACAACAAATAATTCAGGTCATAACTATGAATTTATTGCAGATACAACAGCTGGCATTTCAACTGTTCAATTTACAGGAATTACATCAGAAAATGGTCAATTTATAGTATCAGAATCAGATATTAATCAAAACCAAGTTCCAAGAGGTGGTTTAATTGTATCTCTAGGTTCTACACCAGGTCTTGGTTATGCACCATTAAATGGGGCTAAAGCATCATTATTTAAGAATACTGCTGGAGCAATTACAAGTGTTGTTGGTATTGCTACTACATCAGGAGTAAATTATGGAATAAGCACTGCTGCATATGATAATATTACTGGTATTATTACAGTTACAACTAATAAAGTTCATGGATTCTCACTAGGTCAACCGAACACTGTTCAACTAAAAGATTTAGAATTTAGTTGTGTTGGATACAGTGGTGTAACAACTACGATATTCCAAGATCATGAGAGACCATTATTCCTCACAGGAATAGTTTCTGAGAGAACTTTTGAAGTTCAAGCAGGACCGAGTACGATTGCACATACTTATGTTGGTGGTGGTAATGCATTTGAATTCTTTGAAGATAATACCTTTGGTTCAGGATATAGAGGTGGCACTGTTGCAATAGGTGTTACTGATCTTGCTTATGAACATCGATTTGTAAGTGCTGGTATTGGATCAATTAGAAGAACAACATTTAATGGAGCACAATACACAGCAACTAATGCAGTTTATGAATCTCATAGTGGACTTCTAACTTTAACAATACCAAATCATAATTTAACAACAAGTAATACAGTTGGTATTGATACAGGTGGATTAGTATTCAAGTGCTCTAAGGATAATTTCTTTGGTAATCATCCATATCCTAGAGGACTTTCAATTACAAGTAATCCAAATGGAGATCCAATCGCAGGTATACAGACAGCGATTAGAGAGACTACAACTAACACAATTACCATTTTTGTTGGACAAGGTGGTGGAGGAGGAACTGGGGCAAATATTACTGCTACAGTCGGTGTTGGTGGTACACTTGCATTTAATATTGTTTCTGCAGGTACAAGTTATGTTAATCCAAGATTAATTGTACCAGAACCAACCTATGAAAACTTATCAGTTACAGGTGTATCAAGATTAGGTGTTGGTGCTACAACTGACACAGGTTCTAATTTACTACTAAATGTTGAAGTTAGTTCTGCTAGTACTTCAGTTGGTATAGGATCAACTTTATTTGAAATAAGTAAATTTAGTGTAACAAGATCAGGACATTCATTCAAAGTTGGAGATAAATTCAAACCAGTTGGGTTAGTAACTGCATCTCATTTAACTTCACCTATACAAGAATTTGAGTTAGAGGTTGTAGAAATATTCAGAGATAAATTCTCTGCTTGGCAATTTGGTGAAATTGATTTCATAGATAGTATCTCAAATTTACAAGATGGTGAAACCACAAGATTCCCATTATTCTTTAATGGACAATTAGTAAGTTTTGAAAAAGATTTATCTGATGGAACTTCATTATTAATTGATTTAGATGCTGTGTTATTGATATTTGTAAATGGTGTTTTACAAACACCAAAATCATCTTATCAGTTTGAAGGTGGTTCAACATTTACATTTGATGAAGCTCCAGATCCTGAAGATAAGGTTGATATTTTCTTTTATAAAGGTCAAGATGGTACTGATGTGATTATTAAAGATATTCAAGAAACTGTTAAAATTGGTGATCAATTAAGAGTTTTAAGAAATGAATCTCTTACTGGAATAACAACAACTCAGGATAGAAATAGAGTTATAAAAGAAATATTAGGTGCTGATATTGTTGAAACTGATATTTACACTGGAGTTGGTATAGATCCTAATAATGAAAAACCAGTTAGATGGGAGAAGCAAAAAATAGATGTTATATTAAATGGAAGAATAGTTGATAAAACAAGAACTACTATCGAACCACAAATATACCCAACTGCTAAAATAATTGGTGATTTATCAACGACTGATGGTCCAGGCACAGAAAATGATGATGGTATATTTGTTGATGATGCAACTTCATTCCTCTATGAAAAAGAGAGATATAGTCAGAGTGGAGATGATAAAGTGGATGCACTGATTACATCTGGTAAAATAAATGTAGCTGCTGCAGCAACTGCACTTGTATCCTCTGCAGGGACTATTACTGGATTTGATATAACAGAAGCAGGAAGTGGTTATCAAAGTGCAACTGTAAGAGTTAGTGCACCTAGAGTTGGATTAAGTACATTTATTCAATCTGATGGTACAGTTGGTATTGCCACCACTGCACTTGCAACTGCAACAATTACTAATGGTTCATTAAGTGCTATAACAGTTACAAATCCTGGTTTAGGATATTCAAATGTAACACCGCCACAAGTCATAGTAGATCTACCACCATTCCAAATTGAAAAGATTGATACTATAACTAACGTTGAAGGATATACTGGTATTATTACTGGCATTGCTTCAACCACAACAAGTGGTCAATTAGGTATTAAATTCTTCTTTAGAGCAGTTAAACCAGATAATAATGGTAAATTACAAAATGAGACATCTAATAAATTAAAAGCACAATATCCAATATTAGTTACTAATACTAAAGTTGGAACTGGATTAACTTCAGTAAATGGAGTTGATACTTCAGTAGTTGGTATTGGAACGTCTTTCCTTGACAATATTTACATTGTGAGAAGTATAACAACTCCTGATACTAACAATGGTGAAATAGTTTGTGATATTCATAGTAATTCTTATATTACAGGTATAGGATCAACTGGATTTTATGATGGAAACACTGGATTAACTACGTCTTTAGGTCTTATAAACTGGGGAAGAATATATGGCACGGATTTAAATCGTTCATCAAATCCAATATCAATCGGTGTTACTGGACTTACTATTGATGCAGGTCTATCAACATTCCCCACAATTCAAAGAAAGAACTACACCACGACATCAGTTAGAGGACTTAGATCTAGTGGTGCAATAAGAGTATTTGGACTTTGATTATGGAACCCCTTATAAATAAAAAGAAAAGTTAAGATTCGATGCCAGCAATAGTTACTGATCAGTTTAGAATACTAAATGCAAATAATTTTGTAGAATCAGTAGATAATACAAATAATTCATATTACATATTTTTAGGACTAGCTAATCCTGCAGGTACTCCTGCACCAAATTTTGTTGGATATGGAAGATCTAGTGATTGGGATTCAAGTAATAAAACTCCTTCTCCAATAGATAGTTTTTCATATCGTTCACACTCTGGTGATACGATGATGTTTGGTAAAAAGGTATCATCAGCAAATATAAGAAGAATCATAAGAAGAGTTGATTGGACATCAGGTTCTAGATATGAAATCTATAGAGATGATTATAGTGCTGAAAATCAAAGTCCATTAAACAAAGCGAATCGTTTATACGATGCAAATTATTATGTTTTAAATTCAGATTTTAAGGTATATGTATGCATTGATAATGGGTCTACAGGAACTAATGTTTTAGGAAATATTTCACAAGATGAACCAACCTTTACAGATTTAGAACCATCTAAAGCTGGTAATAGTGGTGATGGTTATATATGGAAATATCTTTTCACAGTTTCACCTAGTGATATTATTAAATTTGATTCAACAGAATATATTACTGTCCCTAATAATTGGTCAACTAGTACAGATTCTCAAATTAGAGCAGTTCGTGAAAATGGTAATTCTGAGATTAATTTAAATCAAATAAAACACATATACATTGAAAATGCTGGTGCTGGATATTCAAATGGTTTAGGACAAGAAGTTGATATCATAGGTGATGGTACTGGTGCAAAAGCAAGAATTGATGTTCAAAACGGAACTATTATTGATGCTGTAGTAAGTGCTGGTGGTAAAGGATACACTTATGCTATTGTTGATTTAGGTAATATTAATAGTAATTCAACAAGTAAGGCAAAATTAATTCCAATTATACCACCAGGTTTAGGGCATGGTTCAGATATTTACTCTGAATTAGGAACTGATAAAGTAATTGTTTATGCAAGATTTGATGATTCAACTAAAGATTTTCCAATTGATACGACATTTGGACAAGTTGGTATTGTAAAAAATCCAACAAAAGTAGGAACTAGTGCAATATATACTGACACTACTTTCTCATCATTAAAGGCATTTAAATTTACTGATGGTTTTAATGATACACCAGACATAGGTGAAGAGATTAAACAAATTCTTTCTGTTTCTACTGCAAATCCTGGTAAAATAGCAACAGGTTATGTTGCATCTTATGATAAAGAAACAAAAGTATTGAAATATTTTAATGATAGGTCTTTAAACTTTAATAGATCTACATTAGATCAGACTGATTATATTGGCATTTCAACTGGTGGTAGAATTTACAATTTTGAATCGTCAAATACTGCTGCTAATGTAACAGGAGCCTCTTCTGGGTTTTCTGCTGCTATATCCGTTAACTTTTCTGGAATTACAACTAATCCAAGTGGAACTAAATTAATTAATTTAGGTACAAACTTTAATGCAGGTCTATCTGAATCTGAGATAAATAAAGGGTCGGGAGAAATAATTTATCTAGACAATAGACCAAAAATAACAAGAAATGCCCGTCAAAAAGAGGATATTAAAATAATACTCGAATTCTAAAATGCCACAAAAGACAAACTTAAACATAAGTCCTTACTACGATGATTTTGATAAGGCTAAAAATTATTACAAGGTATTATTTCAACCTGGATATCCTGTTCAGGCTAGAGAATTAACTGGATTACAATCTATTCTTCAAAATCAGATTGAATCTTTCGGTAAGCATATATTTAAAGAAGGATCAATGGTAATTCCAGGTGGAATTGAATATGATCCAGCATATTTTGCTGCTAAAATAAACACTACACATCTTGGTATTGATGTTTCAGTTTATTTAAATGAAATTATCTCAAATAATAATGGAAAAGGAACTAGAGTTAGAGGTCAAAATTCAGGTATTGTTGCAACAATAAAGAATTTTATTTTACCTCCAACAGAGGGAGTAGATGATATAACAATCTTTATAAAGTATGTACAATCAGGGGACGATGGAGAAAGCACTGCATTCCCAGATGGAGAAATATTAATTCTTGAAGAACCAATAACATATGGTAATACAACTTTAAATATTAATGAAACTGTATTGACATTAGTTTCCGAAAGTGCAACTGCAACTGGATCGGCTTTTGGAGTCAGTAAAGGTGTTTACTTTATACGTGGTATATTTGTTGATGTTCCAACTTCTCTTATAATTCTAGATCCATATTCTGCTGAACCATCTTATAGGGTTGGTTTTGAAATACTTGAAGAAGTTATAAGTGCTAATGATGATTCATCTTTATATGATAATGCAAAAGGATTTACTAACTTTGCTGCACCAGGTGCAGATAGATTTAAAATAAGTGTAAAACTAGCAAAAAAATCATTAACTGATTTTAATGACACTAATTTTATTGAATTGTTTAGAACAAATGAGGGTGTAGCTAAAAAATTACAAAATACTTCGATGTATTCTTTACTTAGAAAGTATTTTGCAAAAAGAACATATGATGAGTCAGGAGATTATGCTGTAGCACCATTCAGAGTTAACGTTCAGAACTCTTTAAATGATGAAGTCGATTCAGGTGGTCTTTATACGGACGAACAATTAACTGATAAGGGTAATACACCTTCTGATGATTTAATGTGTATTAAATTGTCTCCAGGTAAGGCATATGTAAGAGGATTTGATGTATATAAACCAGCAACAACTATAGTTGATGTTGAAAAACCCAGAGATACAAAATCAATTAAAAGTGCCTCTATTCCATTTAGCATGGGTAGTGTTATACAAGTTAATAATGTAACTGGAACTCCATTTATTAATATTGGTGGAACAAATACAAATATTGTAGAGTTAAGAAGTCAAAGAAAAGGTTCAACTGCTCATACTGCAGCAGGTAGTCAAATTGGAGAAGCAAGAGTATATTCATTCGGAGTAACTGATGCTTCTTATTCTGGTGCGACAACACCTTTTGATTTACACTTATATGATATTCAAACCTTCACTATTCTTAAATGTACATCTATTACAACCACTGAAGCACAAAAAGGAATGAGAGTTAGAGGAGTTGCCAGTGGAGCAATTGGTTATCTTGCAAAAAATGCAAATGCAACAGGTTTTAATGAATTAGCTGTATCAGAAACCACAGGGACATTCATAAAAGGAGAGCAATTAATATTTAATGAAAAAACTAATTTTGGTGGAACTAGTAAAACTTCAGTTAAAGAGGTAATTGCATATAATACACACGATATAAAATCAATTCGTCAGGATACTTTTAGTTCAACTGGAATATCTACTTTTAATGCAGATACTAAACTTTATGATCGTGTTCTACCCAACTTTTCAATAACAGATCAATTAAATGTAACTGCAACATCAGCAAGTGTTAATAATCGTAGTTTTGCAGGAAATATTGGTATAAAAACAGACACTGTAATAGCATATCAGCATGGTCAGTTTACAGATCCTGTTTATAATAAAATTTCTGCAATTTCAGCAGATGGAAAAACTTTAACTCTCTCATCAACTCAAGATGTAACAGGTGTGAACGAAGGTTCTACTTTAGCAACTGGTATTTCAACATCCTCTACTTTTAGAATAAAAGTTCCTAAAATTACTAATTTAGAAAATTCTTCAATCTATACTAAAATACCAAGAGACAATGTTGCCACAATTGATACATCTAATTCAAATTTAATTATTACAAAACAAATAAAGAATCAGTCAACGAGTGCTGCAAGTGCACTTACAATATCATCTCAAGCAGGATTAGATGCGTCAGCAGGAATTACAAGTGCATTTTTTGAACCTTTTGATGCTGAAAAATATTCTATTACTTATCAAGATGGTTCTACTGAAACTTTAACTTCAGACCAAGTTAGCATTACTAATGGTGGTAATGATATTACCTTTACAGGATTAGCAAATGCAAGTGCTTCTCAAGTTACAGTTACTGTAACAATGAAGAAAATTGGTGCTACAAGTAAATCAAAAGATTATTTAAGAAGTGAGCAATTAACAATTAATCGAACTGTGGGAGTCGATGGAGGAGTAGGATTAGCTACCTCTAGAGCATATGGTTTAAGAGTTGAAGATAGAGAAATATGTTTGAATGTACCAGATGTTGTTAAAATTCACGCAATTTATGAGTCAAAAGATAGTTCTGTACCTGTTTTAGATCAATTAAAATTTGTTTCTGGTCTTTCATTAGATACGAATGTAATAATTGGGGAAAAAATTGTTGGTAAAGATACTCGTGCAGTTGGTCAAATCGTATCTGCACCTAATGCTACTGACATAAACTTTATATATTTAAATGCAAATAAATTTGCAGTTGGTGAAGTAGTTAATTTTAAGGAATCTGGTATTGAGACCATATTACAAGAAGTTGAGCCTGGTAATTTTACTGACAGAACAAATAATTACACTTTAGATAAAGGTCATAGAAGTCAATATTCTGATTATTCAAAAATTGTAAGAAAAGCAAAATCAGCAATACCTTCTAATCAACTTTTAATAATATTTGATAGATATCAAGTTGCAAGTGGAAATACAGGAGACTTTTTCTCGGTCAATTCATATACAAAAGAAAGATATTCTAACGATATTCCAGGTGTGGATGGTACAAGATTAACTGATATAATTGATTTTAGACCTAGAGTAAGTGCTTTCTCTCCAGGTAATGGAACATCTCCATTTGCATTTTCAAATAGAACATTTGAATCAACAAATGAATTTGTAATTACACCAAATGAAAGTTCAACTTTAGGTTATAGTTATTATCTACCTAGAATTGATAAATTAGTAATTAATCAACTTGAAGAAGTAAAATTAATAAAAGGTGAATCAGCAGAAGTTCCAGTTCCACCAACTGAAATTGGAAATTCAATGGAAGTTGCAGAGTTAATTTTTCCTGCATACTTACACGATACTGTAAATCATTCTGTGGTTATCCTCAAAGATAACAAGAGATTTACTATGAGAGATATAGGAGCTCTTGAGAAAAGAATTGAAAATTTAGAGACTATGACCTCATTAAGTGCTCTAGAGGTAGACACAAAATCATTAGAAGTAAGAGATGCTGATGGTTTGAATAGATTTAAAACAGGATTCGTAGTTAATGATTTTTCAGACAGAGGTTTTATTGATTTTGATCCAGAAACAGGTTCAAGATGTGATGTTGATATTATAAACAAAGAATTGATTAGTGCTGTTGATTTTTGGTCAATGGACGCAGAATTAGCATTAAATCCAAGTATTGATTTAGATAAAGCTGATTTAGATTCTAATTTACAACTTTTAGATACAAATTGTAAAAAGACAGGAGATATAATTACATTGGATTATACCGAGGTAGACTGGTTAGATCAACCTCAAGCAACAACTGTAGAGAATGTAAACCCATTTAATGTTATTGTTTTTATGGGCGGTATTATTTTAAATCCTCCATCAGATAATTGGGTCAGAACAATTTATGTTGAAAATGTAAGACAAGAATCAACTGGAGCAACTTGGGGTGAAGTTGCAAACACAGTAAAAGTTGGAGGTATTACAGAGAAACTTAAAAGTTCAAAAAATACAGGAAAAGATGTTGATGATCCAAGTTCAAATTGTTACAGAGATAGAATTAGAATTGTACGAAATACTTATACACAAAGTCAAAAAATGAAGACGACCTATACTAATGTTTTGCAAGGTCCAAGTAAAGAATTTGATTATGTTGAAAGTGTTAAAGTAACAAGTGAAATTGATCCATATATGCGTTCTAGAAATGTTAAATTTACTGCGAATGGACTAAAACCATTAACAAAACATTATCATTACCTTGATAATGGTATTCCTGATATTGTGCCAAAATTAATAGAAATTAATATGAAATCTGGTACATTTTCAGTTAATGAAGATGTAAAAGTTCAAACAGTTGATGGTGATACAATAGGACTTGTAAAAATATTAAGACCAAATCATAAATTTGGTAATAATGGAAACCCAGATGTTGGTGCTGGATTAGGTTCACCATCAGTATTGGTTGAAGAATATACTGTTGATCCTTACGATCCATCAAGACCTGCTCCTTCTTCCACATATTCTGCAACATCAAAATTATTAAACATTAATGTTATCAAACTTTCAAATGATGCAAAATATTATGGATACATGACAAAAGGTTGTAAACTAATCGGTCAAGAAAGTGGTGCAATTGCTAAAGTAACAAGTGTTGCTTTAATCACAGACAATTGGGGCGATTTAGTTGGTTCTTTCTTCTTTAGAGATCCAAATGTCAAACCTAAACCACCAAAACTATTTGAGACAGGAACAAAAACATTTAGAATTACAGCAGCACCAGAGGGCACTATACCAGTTCCTGGCAGCACTGATTTATCTAGTGATGCATTAGGTGTATTTACTGGTACAGGTCATATACACACCGAAACAACCAACACTGTTCAAGTAAGAAACCCTCCCCCTCCAAATGGTACAAGACCAAGTGAGATTTCTTTCGTTACTAATACCGTTCATAGAAAAGAACTAGGTGAAAAATTCAGAGCTCCTCACAGAGACCCACTAGCACAATCATTTACTGTGGATGAAACTGGAGCATTTTTGACATCATTTGATGTTTATTTTGCATCAAAAGATGATAACGCTAAATTATTTGTTGAATTAAGAGAAGTAGAGTTAGGAACTCCAACAAGTTTCTTAGTTCAAGATTACACACAAGTTGCAATCAATCCTAATAATATTAATGTTTCTGATGATGCTTCTGTTCCAACAACTATTAGTTTCTCGTCACCTGTTTTTCTTGAACCAGAAAAAGAGTATGCGTTAGTATTTTTAGCACCTGCCTCAGACAAATATGAAATGTGGTGTGCAACAATGGGTGAAAAGACTGTTAAAACAACTAATTTACCAAACGCAGAGGAAGTTGTTGTTTCAAAACAATATATTGGTGGTAGTTTATTTAAATCACAAAATGGTACAATTTGGACTCCAAGTCAATTCCAAGATTTAACATTTAAATTAAGAAAAGCATCTTTCATTGAATCTGGCACAACTACATTTTATAATACACCAATTGAACCAGGTGGATTAAATACGTCCGTATTAAGAGATAATCCAATCAGGTCACTTCCTAGAAAATTAAAAGTTTCTATTGGCGGTGGAGCTCAAAGAACTAATACCGAGTTTCCTATAGGCAGAAAGGTCAGTACAGGTGCTGCAAACGATAGTGATGATAATTCAATCACTGGATTTGTTGAAGGACAAGGTGGTGGAATTACTGGAATTGAAGTTACTTTACCTGGTGATGGATACGCTTTCACTGGTGGTACTAACAATATTGACCTTAAATCACTAACTGGAAGTGGTACAAGCGGAGTTGCTAATTTAACTTTAAGTGGTGAAACAATTTCAAGTATTTCAATAGCGACTGATGGAGAAGGTTATCAGGTAGGTGATGTTTTAACAATTGATAATAATGACTCTCAAGTTTTAAGAGGTGCTGGTGTTAAATTTACTGTTACTAGCATTACATCTACTTTTGATACTTTATATCTAACTAACGTACAGGGAGATAAATTTTCAACCTCTGATGTTCTTGTTCATTATGGAACTAATAATAATAGTAGAACAGTTGTTAATTCAACCGTTAGTTCTGATTCATCTGTAAATGGTGATTTATATACAGGAAAAGTATTTGAAGTTACTCAATACAATCACGCACATCATGGAGCTCTTAATAAAATAAAGATAGAAGATGTTAAAGCTGATACAAAATTAGTTAAAACTACATCTGAATTAACTCCAGATGGAAATTCTGTTTCTGTTGCTAATACAACTCCTTTTGCATCCTATGCTGGTATAACAACTAATACTGGTTTTGCTATAATTGAAGATGAGATTGTTAGTTATACTGTTGGTACAGGTCAATTAACAATAGTAAGAGCACAATTAGGTACAAAAGCAATATCCCACTCTAAAAAGGCAAAAATTCAAACTTATGAAGCAAGT